ATCTTTTAGAAACCATTTGCGGTGACAAAGTTATTATAATCGTTTCACAAATGATGTTATAGATTACATAAATCATGCACACGAAAAAGCCAAAGCAATGGAGCGTGAGCAGATTGAGGAGGCGTTTATGGATTCTTCATGGTTTGAACACGATGATCATTCTAATGAAAGGATTTCAACGCAATACTACAACGCAACTTACAAAGGAAGCTCCAATGAATAACTACTACACATTCAACAATCAAATCGTGTGCAAGGTCGGTGAGGTGGCAGTCCACAACTCCATTGGCGTACCCGAAGCCCATGCGCTATTCAGAGCCAATGGCAAGTATCTCACTATGGGGATCAATGACTATGAAAACCACATGAAGCCCGTTGAATCGGAGGCGGTTGTGCACCTAATCGACAACCAGCGCAAGTCAGAGGCCATCATGGACTGCATGGCACTATCGCATGGGCCGATTGAGTTGTGGACCACAAGGCGCAGGCATAGGGTTCATGCAAGGGCACGGCATCTGTTGTTTTGGGCGCTCAGAAACGCTACCACCATGACACTTGTGGAGATCAGCAGAATGATACCGAATAACTATGACCACGCAACGGTGATCCATGCCTGCAAAGTAATTGATCAGGAGATTGAATCAGGGGATCATGAGATCATTGCACGGGCGCAGAGTATTGCATCTATTCTTGAATTGATTGGATGCACTAAGTTAAGCAAGCGCATAGAGGCCTTGTCAATGAGGTCGAGCATCGCTAAAACTAGAATGCAGAAAAACCGCGAAATTATTTCTTAACCTATGAACCACATTGGACTATTTGAAGGCATTGGAGGTTTTTCGATTGCTGCTAGGCAAATGGGATGGGAAACCATCGCTTGGTGCGAGATCAACCCATTTTGCCAAACTGTTCTAAAACATCATTACCCAAACGCTACACCACACCATGACATCAAACAAACAGATTTCACTATTTACCGAGGAGAGTGCGACATCATTACCGGGGGATTTCCTTGTCAACCATACTCAACTGCCGGGAAGCGACTTGGCAAAGAAGATGAGCGCCACTTGTGGCCCCAGATGCTTAGAGCGATACGAGAGGTTGCCCCGCGTTGGGTTGTCGGCGAGAATGTTCGCGGGTTACTTAGTTGGAATGGAGGGTTGGTATTCGACGAGGTGCAAACTGACTTGGAAGCTTGTGGGTACGAAGTCTGGCCGTTTATACTTCCAGCTTGCGGTGTCAACGCTCCCCACAGACGGGATAGGATTTGGTTTGTTGGCTACGCCAAACACAATGGACTTCATGCCTCCAAAATCAGAGGAAATGAGCAAGAACCACCCATCAAGACCAGGGCGAACGAAGTCGGGCAATCTTCGCGAACAAGTGGCATGGAATCAAGTTGGCCTACTCAAAACACCAACGAAAATGGATGGAGAGGTGACATCGGGCAAAAAGAATCCGAAGTCGGGCAACTCAGGAACATTAGCGCAAGAGATCATGAGCGAATACCCACCGACAATGGAGAAGTTGGGGTTGCTACCAACTCCGCGAACAACCGACCAAAGGATGCACTGGAAAACGGAGAATTGGAAAGAGGACGATCTCGGTTCATGGATGAACGAAATGTGTGGGACTCGTTCCCATCTGAATCCCCTATTTGTAGCGGAGATGATGGGCTTTCCCTTGGACTATCTGACATTACCTTTTCAAAATGGCGAAACGAATCCATCAAAGCATTAGGCAACGCGGTAGTTCCGCAGGTAGTTTTACAAATTTTCAAAGCAATAGAACAATGCAACCAATCAACCACCCAACAACAATAATCGGACGCTCATACAAATACCACGGCTCGCGTCAAACCACGTTCGTTGTCAAAGCGATCCAAGGCCACACCATAGAGTTTGAGTGCGGCCACAAGGTCACGGATGCGGTTTTCAGCGATATGTGGGATGTGGAGGCGAGAAGCTATAACTATGCAATTTATGATTGAAAATATTGAAAAATCTCATTGCGAGCACCTAGATAATTATACGGGTGATTTGCGTGATTGCTCGTGCAAAAGGTACTTGACCGTGTCCAATCCTAAAACTGGACGTAGTGAAGTGTTAGTATTTTGCAACGAATGGTTTAAGTTGAATGTTCAGCAGAAAGTCAATGAAAAAGCATACTATGAAACACACCAATACGTTGCTATTAATTTGCTGGAAAAGATAATCCTCAAACATTTTGAACTCAGAAAGCATATTCCTTGGGGCCGTTACGCTAATATTAACAATATAAGTATTGAGTTATGTCAAAGGCCATACGTGCACACCTATGTAAATATTAGAACCGCCATTGATTGGTACAATTTACATAGAAGTAGAGATCTTTTTTTTCAAATTAAAGATAAAATTCTCGAGTGGTGTGGCCATAATGAACGATTCAAAAAGCATAAATCAAACTGCGCTCAAATTAAAACAATTTTGAACAAAATTGATCATGTGTATGAGCAGTATGAAAGAGAAATTTTATTCAACGAACTTTTTTTAATAATCCTTAAACTCACAACAAATGAAGCCGATTAACAACAAATCGCTATTACACTTCATCTTTGATCAGATGGAGAAATTGGACAACGGAACCAGCACTGTTGAAATTGCCAAAGCGCAGGCTCACCTTGCGAAACAAGCGAATAACTCGCTGAAGTACGAGATTGAAAGAACTCGATTGCTCATGGAGTTAGAAAACCACCGCAAGGAAACAGGTAATGCGGTTTCGTTCAGAAATGCAGAAGGAATAAATTTTGAATGATTTGATTCTTTTTGTATATTTGCAATGGTCAAAAGTTACAGGTTTGACCACTTAGAAAACATTTTTATCATCCGATTGGCGAGTAGTGCTGTAACCACGAAAGCCAGTCGGATATTTTTTTGGTTATGAATTACATTCAGTTAATCAACAACTTTTGGGATGAGGTGCCCCACACACAAGGTTACAAATCTCAATATGGAATCCTTTACTTTGCCATTGTTAATTGTGTCAATCGAAATAGTTGGAGGCCAACACGAATTGACTACGACCGCTTAATGAATAGCGCAGGAATTTCTAAGCCTTTGTTTTTGGAAGGTCGAAAGTGGTTGTCTGAATCCAAACTTATCAAGTTTCAAGAAGGGAAAAACGCCTATACGATGGCAGTTTATGAGGTAAATATATTGACCGCTACTAGTACCGCTACTAGTACCGCTACCGATACCGCTACCATACCTTCTACCTTACCCAATAGTAAACATATAAACTATATAAACAATAAACAAGTAAACGAGGGCGATGCCCCCACACCCAAACCCAAACAAAACACACTTCCTCAACCTGCACAAGGTGACATAGTCGACTACATGATTGAATATTCAACCATCAACAAAAAACCTTTCACCAAATCCTTTCTCGAAACCGAATCGGCCAAAATGTTTAACTACTACGAATCAAATGGTTGGATCGTTGGTAAGTCGCCAATGAAAAATTGGAAGGCTGCTGCTCGTAATTGGTTGATTAATTCTCAAAATTCCAATAAATTTGCAGCAACAAGTTCCGCCGCGGAGCGCCCAACTCAAACCAATAGAACGATATACACATGAGCGAACTACTACTCCATAAGACACCGCCACATTCCATCGAGCATGAGCAAGCCATCATAAGCACTTGCCTGCAAGAGCCGAAACTGATCAATGACATCGTCAGTATTCTTGAATCAGATGACTTTTACAATCCAAAACACCAAACCATGTTCAGCGCGATCACCGAAATCCACTCAACGGGTGAACGGGTTGACCTGCTCTCGGTATCCAAGAAGATACGAACCAAGGGAAAGTCCTGCAATGTGGAGGTAGTGGATATTGCCACCATCACCAACCACCCAGTGATCTATTGGGATCAGGTTCATGGGTATTGTTTCTTTGTCAAAGAAAAGCGAATGATGCGCGATGCTTCAATGAGAGCATTGGCTATCTATCAATCATGCTTTGATGAATCCAATGTGATCGATGACATCAGTGCGATGACTGATCAGCTCAGCAAGTCACTCACTCCAACAACAAACGCCACTGACACGGCCTCCCTGCGCGATGTGATACCATCTGTGTTGGACGAAATTGGCAAACGGGCGAATGGAGAAATCTCGCAGGGCGTTAAAACTTACCTGCGCTCTGTGGATGCCAACATTGGATTCATCGGAAACTCGGATTTAATGGTCATCGGAGCACGCCCCGGAATGGGTAAGACCGCTTTCATTCTGTCGACTGCGATCAGACAGGCTCAAAATGGCGTTAAAGTGGCCGTATTTTCGCTTGAAATGTCCAACGAGCAGTTGACCTACCGCGTACTCTCCCAAGTGATGGATATAAGCCTAGAATCGACGATGAAAAAACAGATGTCGGCCAATGAGTACGAATTTCTAACTCGGAATTTAGGAAGGGTTGAATGTCTGCCGATCTATTTGTGCGACAAAGCAGGCATGAGTATCGCGCAATTTAGAAGCCGCGCCCGAACGATGCGCGATGTTTATGGGGTGCAAATCATCTACGTGGATTATATTCAACTAATCCAAGGCAGCCAGCGCGGCAACCGTGAGAATGAGATCAGCGAGATCAGCCGAACGCTAAAGATCGTGGCCAAAGAATTAAAAATTCCAATCGTCGCGCTCAGTCAATTATCAAGGCAAGTTGAAACACGAGCCGACAAGCGCCCAATGCTTTCGGACCTTCGAGAATCGGGAGCGATTGAGCAAGATGCCGACATCGTGGGGTTCTTATATCGCTCTGACTACTACGACGATGGCAGGGATAGCGATGGAAACGATACACGGGGGATGGCTGAATTTATTATTGCCAAGAATCGCAACGGAAGCATGGGCACAAGTCAGTTGACCTTCGTTCCGCAGATTGCCCAGTACACCGAACTCAAAACACTACCACAAAATTCAGCTCCATTTTAACCATGAGAAAGATATACCCAATACATGAAAGATTGAAGTTCGCGCCAAACGAACTACTATCGCCACAGGAACGCAAGATGGATATTTGGCAATTATTCATGAGGGAGTTTGACGCACTCAAACCTTCTGCACTGCGTGGTATGTCACTGCGAGAATACAACGGTCAGGTAATTGACGTGACGCAGTACATGAAGCTAAGAATCGTTGAGGTAAGGAATGAATTAAACACAATTAACCCATGATCACACAATTTGAAGAACTAACGACCGAACTCACCGCTGATGAACTTGCGATCCTGCCCATCGTTGTAGCTATCCTGAGCAACACGAGCGAGGCCAATCCACTCAAAGCCCCGTTGATCGTTTCAAAGGTGCAGATGGCAGTGGATAAGTCAGGCATGGACGTACCATTCAATGAGCGAAGGCTGCGAAAGTTCGTAAACCATATCCGTTGCACGGGCGAACTGCCGCTGATTGCCACCACGCATGGGTACTTTGTGACCGATGACGTGGAGGTGATTAAGAAGCAGATCAAATCGTTGGGCGAACGTGCAAGGTCAATTCAGATGTGCGCGGATGGGTTAGGGAGGTATTGCCTATAACGTTTTGTGGCTTTGCAATGGGCAAGGATTAGAAGCACTAAACTTTAAATTAAGTACAAATGATTGATAGAAATACAAATGTTCAAATAACCGATGAAGCCCTTGCTTTTGCAAAACCGATGTTATGTGCCGTAATATCTCGGACTGAAATAACTCAAAAGCTGAATAAAGTAAAGGGTAGATATTTTGTTTATTTGCTTCTAAAGGATGATGAAGTTATTTATGTAGGTAGGTCTTTTAATCTCTCTTGCAGATTGAGTTGGCATAAATACAGAAAGGATTTTAAAGAGGTTTATTTAGCTGAGTATGAAACATACGCTGAATGTTGTCAAGCCGAAAAGCAAATAACAAAATATTACTCTCCAGTTGAAAATAAGTTGTGGGTTAATTATGGCACATAACGGTAAACGGCTATGAGTAGTGGCGGATTTAGAACTACTCACTTTAAATTTAGCACAAATGACAATGGAAAGCACAGAACATCAAGAAAGCACTAACCCGCCATTACTTATAGCGAGTGTTAGCGGTTCGGTTTACTTGACCGAAAATCAGATAGCTGAACTTGCTCAAATAGGTTGCCAACACTTATACTTAGGTGCAATGGACGAAGGTAGGATTAGTTACGGTGGTATTATGGAAATTCTTAAAAGGTATGAGGAGCTTCGTAAAACTTACCGCTAACGGCTGCGTGTATGAGCAGTTGCGGACTTTAACCACAAAACTTAATTAAAAGCAGAAATTATGAATACACAAGAAACTTTATTTGAAACAAATAACCCGCAATTGCTTATACACGATGTTAGCGGCTGTGCATTATTTCACGGAGATTGTTTTTCTTTTTCAATACCTGAATACGATTATATAATAAGTGATTTGCCATACAATACAAAGTATGCAGATTGGGACAAAGGATTTAATGCCAATAAATTTTTTGATATGAAAGCCAAAGGTTTTGTTTTGTTTGCGGTGCAACCATTAACAAGCGAACTGATTATGGCAAATAAAAAGCAATACAAGTATGATTTAGTTTGGAGTAAAAACTGCTACAAGAGTAATTCATTTAAAACAAGACCTGGCAGACAACACGAAACTATATTGATATTTGGGAATTTGCCATATAATGCTCAAATGACAAAAAGAACCGAAACAGAAATGCAAAGGTTGAATTATGAGCAAAGAAAAAAATATCAATACAAAAATCCTGGCAGCGTATTATTTTTTGATGCCATAAACAACAGGAACGGAAATAGAACAGGACATCCCGCAGAAAAACCTTTGGATTTAATGGAATGGATTATTAAAACATTTACGAATGAAGGCGATACAATATTTGACCCATTTATGGGAACTGGAACAACTGGCGTGGCTTGTCTGAAAAATAACAGAAAATTTATTGGCATTGAAAAGGAAAAACAATACTTCGATATTGCCTCGGAGCGTCTTTTGCATTGCCGCTAACGTGATGCTATACGCTACAAAATAGCGTATATCATACCAAACACACCTACGGATTGACGATAAGGATCTTATCCAACCCCGTGAACCTACAATCGCAATGCAGCCAAGTTGGTGTGAACGAGGTATTTTCGATGGTGGTGCAAATTTGTCGCTGGATCAGATAGTTTTCATATTCCTTGATCACTGACAACACCTGCTTCGGTGTAGCTCCTGCGCATTTGATGTCAACGGCACGCCCGTACTTGTGTTGCGACCACTTGGCGCCCGTGGTTGTGTTGAACACGCGCAAGCCACTCTCACGATATTGACCGCCCGTTGCCCAGTTGTTGATCGTGATGGGCTTGCCAAGGGTTTCACGAAGCCACTGAGCGAAGATGATGATGCGATGATCCATCAGCAAGATGGACTTATCACCACGGGCCGCGTATGTGGATGGATCGATGAACTCATCCAAAAAAAAGTTTGGAGTGACTTGGATGCGTTTCATTTCATTTGTCTGATGGTTTCATCCTTCATGCGCGAGGTCTTAGTTGTACCAAGGTAGTAAGCGAAGGCCATGCCAGCGAACGTGAAAACCTGCCCAACTCCCATGTTGAATAAATCCTTTTTTTCCTGTGGAACAATGGGTCCAAAGGCAAGGAAAGCAAATGCACCAATATACATGGCAAGTGCAGTGATTACTGCTGCGCCCATAAGCCAATCGCGCTTGCCTCCGTTTGTTTTCATGAACTCTACCTCACGTGAACGGGCCGACTGCTTATCCTCCACTTCCAATTTGAAAGTTTCCATTTCTAGTCGCAAGAAGTCCATCTCAAACTCATGGCGCATACGCTCAAACTCGATGGCCAGTGCCTGCACCTGCGCGTCATTCTCCTTGCGATCATTGAGTAGTTCGCCCACCTTTTCGATGGCGCCTATGCCCGTCACATCACCCACGATCTCCAGCACATCACCTGCCACGGGTTTGATCTTTTCGGTGACGAACTTCCAGAACTTTGTGTCCTTAAATGGTTTTTTCTTTTCGCTCATTTCTTAGATATAAAAATGTTTATGATCTTTTCAAATATCGCTTTGTAATTTTGGGCAAGGTAGATATTGATCTTCTCTCCTAGCAGCGTAGCGAGGCCCACAACGAGCGATGAGCCGAATGGTGAGTAGTTCATCCACACGCAATACATGCCAGCCATCCATGCCCAAAAGAGTGACACACCTACGATGGCAATCCACGCAAACCATGATAGCTTCCTACGCATGAGGATTTCGTTTGATATCTTGGCAATCGTAGCGACCGCCGCGCTCATTATTACGGCCCCGAATTTTGTGAAGAATTGATGCAGTTCATCGAGGAGTTGCATAGATGTTTCTCGTGATTTTGAAGGTGTAGTAAATAGTGAGCCCGATCAGTATTACATACTCGTTAACCCCTATCTGATTAGGATTAAAGAAAAGTTCATCCAATAGATTGTTGACGCTTAAAGCAAACATAAAGGCCGCCCATTCACGGAAGCAGCCCGTTGTCAATAATGCTAGTGAAAGCATGGTGAATGATTTGGCGATTGCGTCGCAGATCGTCCATAAATTGTTGGCATGGATTTTCTCAGTTTCAGAGGCTTCCAATGCAAAGGCAATACAGGTATCACCATACACCCATAGGATGCAGGCAATCAGCGTCAACGTAAATGCATACACTTGATTCATTATTTTATGATATTATTTGTGTTTTGATTTTTGCCGTCTAATTGCTTTTTGTCAAGGTAAACCCTGAGCTTTGCAGCGAGTTTCTCATCGCGCTGCCTATTGTTTTTCTTTACCATCTGTCAATCATGTTACGTGGGTATCTGATCACATTATTACCCATCGCATGGTTATTGTCACTAAGCATAAACGGAAGGTGTCTGTTGGCCGTCGGGAATTGATCGCTGCCCGTGTTGGTATTCAGCTCAGGAAACAATGACGGGTTATCGCAAATGTAGTCTTGCAATCTTTGAGCGTAGAAGCGCGAGTTCTTCTTAGCGTCCTCGATCCTGCGATTCATCTCACTCATACCCACCGCTGATGTGTTCTCGCTATTGTGCTGGGCGATCGATCCATTGTCGATCTTGTAATTGAGCGATGGCAGCATCTCCTGATAAGTGAACCACACAAGTGCTGGCCTCATGTAGTCATTGCGAAGGATTAGATAGTTGCCTGTGATTGATCCATCGTCGGAATCCTCTTTGATTTTGTTCATCAAGTCGGTGCCAATCAGTGGCTCGATCCACATATCCTGCGCCAATCGAATGTATGGTGTGACTTTGGAAGCCTCCACCGATGTGTTGACGTCTGTGTTTTGGTACAGATAGTCGGGTGATATTAGGAGTATTTGTGCCATGGTTATGGTCGTGGGTTTTTGTATCCGTTGTTGGGCATATCGATTGGACGAGTGGATGCCTCCGCCCAATATTGTGCATCCTTAAATTCAAAGCCTTTCTTTTCTGCGCTGGCTTGACTGATTCGCTCATCGTTTTCAAGTCCTTTGTTGGGTAGGAATTTGCCGTTCTCACGTTTGCGCATGAAGGTCTGCCTTGTCCAAAAGTGGTGGCAATTCGCACCGCCCTTGTAAAGGAAAATGGAGTAGGTACTTTCACCTTTGGCGGCAAATTCGCTATTGATACCATCGTCACCCATGCGGATGATGTCCTCATACCGGTAAACCACACCTGCTTTGGATGCGGCCACCATGTTTTTGCAGAAGATCCGTGAGTTATCCGACAAAGCAGTGGAGTATCTGTATCTTACTTTGATCAATCCTGCATCGTTCTTAGACTTTGCGTCAGGATCTGCAAACCTCTTGAATAGTTTGACCGCTGAAAGTTCCTCGTCCGCCACGGGCTCGCCCTCCACCACTTCTTCATTCACTAGGTCGTAAAGCTCCATGTCGATCACCTCTCCTTTGTCTTGCAGGTAATTGAGCCATGCCACCTCTTGCTCCTCTGTCATGTCCATTTTAGCCGACAAATTAGCGTGTTGTTTTAACACGGGAGCGACAGGTGCAACGGGTTCGGTTGGTTTCACCTCAGTTGCTCCGAGTATGTTGTTCGGAATAATCACAAGGCCGCTGATATTGAGCGCTTCCTCAAGTGAATCGATGATCACTCGCTGCATTGGTTCAATCACGTTGGCCATGAAGATCTCCAAACCTTGGCGCATTTCGTCCGCGTTGGAGCTGAATCCATCACCGCCATACTTTATACCAAAAAGAAGGGGTGTTGTGATCAAATGGCCCACAAGGATCTTCTCTGTGGCCGTTCGGTTCAATAGGTCATATTGCTTATCCGCATCATTGAGCTGGTAGGTCACGATGTCGGGCTTCTGTTGGTCAGGCTCATTGAACAACACCACCATTTTGCCTGCATTGCTCGCTCCCGTTGCGCCTTGCAATTCGCGCTTCATTGCTTGCTTAGCATCCTCGTCGGGTGTGCCGTTGAATAGCGACACGATTGTGCCGGGCGCAAAGTTGTTGAGGATATTTGAAACGTGGAAAACACTGATCTGTCGATCGAGTTCAATATAGTTGATGCAGGACTTGTACGACGGCTGCGGATAGTACACCGATGTGGTTTCATCGAGGAAACTGATCTTCACAAATCGCTTCACCTCTCCACTATTAAGTGGAATGTGCACGGGTTCGTTGATCTTCTTGCGATACTGCGCCCAATTCTTGGAATAATAGATACCCGTCACGTTGCTATTCTCATCCACGGCAAGCCTGCAATTTTCAAATGGCAAGTGTGTCACCTTCACCACTTCATCACTTCCAAGCGCCTTGATGCACTCCACGTAAAAGCCACCATAAAGCGACATATCCGATGCCACAGACGGCAAGATGCGACTGAGCCTATCGGTGTTGTATGTAGGAAGTGGTGCAAACCCTTTGCCAGCAATCATACGGGCCACTCCCTTCACGATTGCACCATGAACGGGTGAAGTGTCCGCAAGTTCTTTGAGATAAGTGGGGTATAGGTTGTCATCACCAAAGCTGAGCCATCCACTGCGCTCAATCTTTTCACTCGACGCCACGGGTTGGTACTGAGCAAGCTCCACACGCGACACTCTTATATTTTTATTCGGTTCCATTAGTCGATTATCTTGATTGTTTGTTGACCTTGTATCACTTCAAATTGGTCGTTTGTGTTTTTGATGATCAACGTGCCACGCTCCACAAGGCCAACGACCGAAGCATCGTTCGGGTTGATGTTACTCGATGAATTTTGACCATAAGCGTAGTATTGATATGTGCCCGTGTTGGTCAGTCCAATCGTTGTCAAAGTGACCTCTGTGGCTCTTGCGTTCTCGTTTACCACATCGAGCACCTGCGCGAGGGTAGCGCCTTGCTGATCCACACCAACACCATCAAGCACAAGCACCAAAAGATAGTGAGTAAATGCCGTGGCATAGAATGATCTACCCTCATCGAGAGTGAAGTATGCAGTTTGATCTGCTTCGTTGTATTCAAGGTAAATCATCGTTGTAAATTTAACAAAAAAGGTGGGCAATTTACCCACCCTTTTTGCAATTAAACCACTATTTGATTAGTACGCTGGAGAAACCGTTGCGTTTGCAATGTTGTCAAATGGCACGTCTGTGAATGGCTCCACAAATGCAGCCTGTGCGATGCACTCAGCGGTGAATGTCAATGTGTGACCTACGAAGTCACCCTTCGCGCCACCTGCGGTGATCGATCCTGCAGTCACTTCCGCACCTTGATCCAATCCCATCATGTGGATTTTGTCGTTCATATCACGCACGAAGATCATCAAGCGTCTGTTGCGTACCATGTTGCCAAGTTCTACTCGGTAGGTAGGCAAAAGGTCAGCAAGTTGGATGGTCAACGTCTGTGTGAAGAACACCGATTGAGTGTCACTCGATGCGCTGATGTCTTGCGTGAAAACATTGGCGCTTGACTTCAATTCATATCGGTACAATGTAGCCGCATCGAAGTCAGTCACCTGACCGCCTGCGTCGTATGTCAAAGAATCCTGAAGAACTCTCCAATCAGCGAAGAACACCTCTTTGATGCCCCCCACTTGGTTTTTGCAGTCTAAAATTCTGCCTGTCGTTAATGCGCACGCCATGGTTGTTGGGTATTATTAAACGGGGAGTTGTTACGCTCCCCGTTATTGGTTAATGATTAAGGCTTGTAGAAAGCGATCTCGTTTCCACGTCCGTACTGAACGGCTGCAAAGAAGTCAGCACCGAAGTTCACGTTCTTAGCTCCTGTGATTGGACGCTGATCCAACACGAAGATGTTGTTCATGTCGCTTTCTTTGTTGGTACCGAACCACAAGTTCGATGCCTGCGCGAACACCATCACGTTGTCGCTCATACCCGGACACTCGATGATGTCGTATGAACCCTGCCATGTCATGCGGATTGCATCACCTGATTGGAACAAGTTGTTGTTACCAAGGGCTGATTGAGCGTTTCTCCAAGATTCTGCAACGTTGGATGCAACGTACAATTTTGGCTTCTCAGGAGAGCGACGAACGCGAACTGGCAATGTGGTGATGACCGTTGCCATTTCAGCAATCACGTTTCCGTCTGTGATAGCCACGGGAGTAGCTACGTCAAGTACGGTTCCATCAGCGGTGAACAATGCTTCAAAGCCATCGAACGCACCTGCGCCAGCGGCACCCTGCCAAATCATTGTTTCCATGATTGCACCGATGTTGCCTGCCATGGTAGCGATCAATGCGTCAGCAACTGATCCAAGTTCGCCATTTTGTGCAGCAAGTGCTTCCCAATCTTGCAAGAAAGTCACCGTGCAAAGTTGACGCTGCATCTGCAAGTCAACCAAAGTCAACGTGCGCTCATCGATGTCAACGGTGCCCGTTGGTGTGAAGTCGCAAGTTTGATCTGCGAAGGTGGTCGCTGAATCTGTCAATCGACGCACTTTCAATTTGCCCGGTACGTTTTCTTTTACCGTGATGTGCTTTGTGGTTTCTGCTGCGAGAAACGCTTTGAGGTTCCATTCACCTGCGGCAACGCCTGCATAGGTGGTGGTGAGGTTTGTAGTTGTAGCCATTATGCTCTTTTTTTTCTTTGTTAGTTTTGATTTGATGGTGACATCTGAGCAATTACGCGCTCGATGTAGGTCATTTGTGAAAACGACTTAGGCGCAGGTTGCGCGGTTGTTTTCGTTGATTTCTTAGAAAGCTCAGTCACTGAAGTTTCAGCGGCTTTCTTTGATAGTTCGGTCACTTTCGTTTCAGCAGTTTTGGCCTTTGTTTCGGTCGCTGAAAGTTTGGTTGTCAACTCTTGGTTGGTTGCTTTGAGTGCAGACAACTCAGCGGCTTGGCTTGCGTTGGTTGCTTCAAGTACACTGATGCGCTCGGCAAGTTGGCTCACCACTTGGGTGATCTCGCTCGACATTTCTTCTTCTTCAACTTTGGCCGTGATCTTGGTGATCTTGCCATCTTGCACACTCACGATAGTGCCATCTTCAAGTGTGTGATCTCCATTCGGTGCAGGAATAACCTCACCTTCGATGGTCACGTACACTTCAACACCTTCGGCAAATTCATCGGCAGGTGTGCCGACCTCAATACCATCGATTGTTTTGGCAACCGCGGCAAGTTTGATCGTATTCTCCACAGACAAGTTCACATTGAACTTAGCGAGGATTTCATTGATTTTGTTTTTAAGCATGATTAAATGATTTGACCACTTAACCATGGGTGTGATCATTTGTATTATTGTGCCAAATTCTTTTTACATTTTTAGAACTAAATTTGTGCGATGCCTTACGTAACTCGACTTAATGATCGTCAGCAGGTAGCCATCAACTATCTGTCACCCCAATCCAATGTGGAGCAGGTGCTCTATGGTGGTGGGGTGTATGGTGGAAAAACGTGGCTAGGGTGCTATTGGCAAATTCTGAGGCGTTTGAAGTACCCACAAACCCGTGGACTTATTGGCCGTGCTGAATTAAAGAAGCTGCAGCTCTCCACCATGGCCTCCTTTTGGGAGCTATGCACTCAAATGGGGTTGCGTGCTGGCAAAGATTACAATTACAACGGCCAACTCAATCGGATCACGTGGCACAATGGCAGCGAAACCTTGCTCATGGATATGGCCGACACTCCGAGCGATCCCGACTTTCATCGCTTTGGATCATTGGAACTCACTGACTACTTTTTAGATGAGGTCGCAGAGATCAGCGCAAAGGCCGTGGAGATATTGGACACTCGCGTGCGCTATAACCTAGTGAACGGGAGGCCCAAAGGATTGATGTCGTGCAACCCCTCGCGTGGATGGTTGTACAATGACTTTTGGACGCCATACAAAGATGGCAAACTACCTGAGCATCGTGCATTTGTGCAGGCGCTACTCGCTGATAACACGATCGTGCCAAATGAGGCCTATCAAAAGAAAATGGAACGGCTCAATGAGCGCGACCGCAAGCGACTACTCGATGGGGATTGGGAATTTGATGATGCACCCGACAAGATATTCGACTACGACGCAATGGTCCAGATGTTCAACGATACCGAACCAAAGGGCCAAGGTTTTATCACGTGCGATCCTGCGGCAATGGGTAACGATAGGACGGTCATCATGGTGTGGAAAGGCTTGCACTGCGTCAAAGTGATTGAGCATATTCACAAATACCCCCATGAGGTGGCTAATATCCTGCGTGAATTGGCGGCCTCACATGGTGTTCCACTGAATAACGTGGTAGTGGATAGCGATGGATTGGGAATTGGCGTCAAAGGACTATTGAAATGCCGTGAGTTTTTGAATGGATCGAGTGCGATTGACAAAGATCACTTCCAACACATCAAAGCGGAGTGCTATTTCAAACTATCGGAGTTCATAAAGATGAACCGCATCCACTTTGCCGACCATAGCCAAAAGGAGAATATCATCAAAGAATTGGATCTTGTCAGAGATGCCAGCAAAGAGGACAAAAAGAAAAGCGTCACGTCAAAGGATGACATCAAGCGCAGCCTTGGGCGATCACCTGACTATGCGGATTGTGTGATGATGCGTATGTTCTTTGAGCTGCGCCCGAACTATGGGAAGTATTCGTTCTGATTTAGAATGATTCCAAATTACGCCACACCCTTATTCGTTGTAAAACATTGTTTACATTTGGCGCACAATAAAACAATACACTAAAACATGAGAACACCAAAAGAATCGGCAGAAATTGTCGAGTTAACAATCACAGACATCAGATCATCCAAACAAATCAACAGCGATTTAATTCGGGAGGTATGCGCAAAGCACAATATTTCTGAATCCCACATTCGCAAGGTAGCAGAGTTTCCTAAGTACAAATAACATTTAATCAAATGACAAACGAAAGAAAAGAAGCAATTAAAGCCGAAGCAAAAAGGAGGATTGATGAATGGCTAAAAAACTCGACATTTGAGGAGATGGCGTTTGGTGCTAGTCTTATGTATTTTGATATGTCGCTAGGATTAAGAGGCGGCTATCCATTCGGTGATAAACCTGAATGGATGAAGGGTAAAAAGTTCAATAATTTTGTGACTGATAAAGAATTTTTATCCAAAGAATACGATTGTATAATTTTAGAGCTATTTCGTTTGGAGCGAAACGCTAACATAAGAAGATGCATTGTCGCACGGAGAAAACTAGAGTTGAATTAGTTTATAAAAAATAGAATCAAAAAAAAGCCGCTCATCGTTATGGGCGGCTTTCCAATAAAACTCAAACATGGAACAAATAACCTGTACCAAATCGGTACAAATATAACTCAATCAAACTATCTTCCAATCAAACTATGGAATACTTCGCCAGTGCGAACGTCCATGTAGATTTCGGTGTCTGTTTTCTTTCCATCCAATGGCTTGTACTCAATGCACATACCAATGGCAGCACGTTGGCCCTCTGCGTCAAAGGTCAATACAACCTCGTCAGCCTCATTGCGCACACTGAATGAGTTGCCCCATTCAATTCTCACGGGCTTCACCGATTCGTTCTCAAAGGCAATGTCCAAACATTTGCCGCCATTGCCCATTCCTGAGTAGTTCGGCTCAGGATAGTCCGCATTTGTTGAATCATTGTATGCACGTAGGCGAACAACGAAGTCAGGTGTACGTCCTGCGTATGGTGGAATGAGCGCACCAAAGTTGAATGAGTTGTCATCCTGTCCATTAAAGTAAACATTGGGAATCCATACGTTTTCTTCAAGTTGCTCAAGGTCTGTGGCAACGTTTAACAAATGGGTGTCGATCGATGGTGTGATCAGATCAAACTTCTGATAGCAGTTCTCCGCGATCATATCCGCAGTGATCCCCATAGCCAATAGCTCAGAGCGCGTGAATGTCTTGTTGAATTTGTGGCTAACCACCTTTGGCTGGCTCGTTTGGAACGTGGTCTTGCTGAATACCACAAGGCCAATCAAACCCTCATGCGGATTGCCGTCTTTGTCTGCGTTTCTAAAAGCATTGTGATACACTCGCTTCCATGTGCCGCGATCAAACTGCATAGTCTGTGCGCCCGTCCAAAACTCTTTGCCTGCTTGTGGACCAACGGGCACAACGAAGGTTGATGCCTCTTTGACAATCGCATTGCCATCATCTGAAACAATGAACCCATGACCATGCACAAGTGAGTTGAAGTAGTTGTAGGCCATCCACGTGTCACCGCGATTGACGTCTGTCTTGGTCAATTCATACGTGGCAGTGCGCACCCACTTTCGTGTGGCCTTGTCGTAGGCCATGGTCACGTTTTCCTTTAGTGCCGGGATGGCGTGTTCTGTTTGCTTCAACCATCCATTGAAGCGTGTGAGTTGCTCAGGAAGTCCGAGCCTTTCTAAAGTTGTTTTCATTGAAATTATTGTGGTTTAATTATTCGTGCGAAATTAGTATATTTTTGATCGCAGCCAACACTTGTGCCTCCTTGGATAATTGCGTAAACTCACCTTCGATGGAGAATCCGCGCACCTCACCAATCTTCACCTTCTCTAGAATGTCATCGTTGTCAACTTTGACGCCCACGAACCATGTGCCGTCGGGGTAATTCATGCCCAGGTGAACGGATTTGTCGGCCTCACCTTCCTTGATCCATGATTCAACAACGGTCATGCCCTTGATTTTGGATGCGTGTTCAATCGTGTGGTCCGATTGATGCCCCGACTTCATAAACTCCTGAGCCGCCATCACGATTGTTTCCTTGGGAAACTCGATAAGGTATTCTTCACCTTGCTGATCCACGCGAAGGATCTCCATGTCGGGGATAAGTACAGGGCCATAGAGCATCCTGCGCCCCATATCCACGCTCAATCGAACGTCTTGCTTCTGTGATAGCGCGATGAAATTGGCTTCAATGGCTGGCATCTCTACAACCGATATGGCATACACACCCATCACTTCGTCGTTGATGCCGTAAATTATTTTCTTTCTTTTCTTTTCCATGATTACAAATGTATTAAAGTCTGCGTAAATCCTTGACCTTGGCGTTGGCATCCTGCGCACTTGACACATGGCCTGCTAGTACATAGGCTTGTGGTGTTTGTGCTGGTCTATTGCCAAGGAATGATGTGTCTATTGGATTGAACGTGGGTGTGCCTCCTTGTGAGCCACCACCGCCACCGAGGCCACCACCTCCGCCACCTCCACCACCGCCTGTTGATGGGGGTGGGCTTCCACCTCCGTCAAATTTAGTTGCTCTGATCTTTGCGACCTGAGCAAGCCCACTCGCTACTGCTATACCTGCGGCCACTGCGGCACGGATTGGAGCGTCGGGTGTTGTTATTGCCATTTGGCTTGCGTATGCAGCTGAAGCGGATTGGTAGGTCTGGATCAAGGCCTGCGCAATCTGAAACGCTTTGTTGATCTTAAAGGCTTTCTCTTGTGCTTTCTTGCCTTTGCCTGCAAATGATTCGGTCAAAGATGCAAGTGCAGCAAAACCATCAGCGGCAAGTTGCACACGGGCTTCGGATGCGAGCTTTTCATCTTCAAGAGCTTTTTTCTTTTTGGCCGCCTCATCAGCATCCATTTCATCGGAAATGCGCTGAACTTCCCTCATCGCTTCGATTTCTTCTTGATCTCTTAGCTTTTGCGCATCCATCATCTCGCGCTCCATGCGAGTGATTTCATCATCTGCCCAGCGCTCCATTTCGATCTCCTTCTTGATCGCGGCCTCCCTATCTTTTAGCGCCTTTTCATCAGCGGCTTTCTTATCGGCTGCATCCTTTTCTCTTGCGGCCTTGCGATCATCCGATGACTTCTTATCCATCGCTTTAAGTGCAAGTTCATTGCCTGCAAGTTGATTCTTTGCATCGGCAAGCTGTTTCTCCAGCGCCTTATTCGTTTCCTCACCTTTTTTGCGCACATCGTCGGGCGAGAATACCATGTCGGCTACCATATCCACGCCTTTGTCCAGCATCTTTTCAAGACCAAAGGATTCGCTAACCACACCAATCTTCTTCAATCCCTCACCGATGGCATCGATTTGGATAGCAAGCATCCTGAGTGGCATTGTGATGAAGTTAATAATACCCTTCAGAATGGACTTGGCACGTTCTTCGGCTGCGATCTGCGCTTCAAGTTCGGCCTTTTGCAAGCGAATGGTGTTCTCCATCGCGGCAATGACCTGCTTCGTTTGCTCGATCTTCATCATTAAGATCTCGCGCTCACTCTTGCCTTGGAGTTTCAGTATGTTTTCCTGAGATGATATTGCATTGAGTTTTTCTTGCTGGGCAGTCACGTTGGCGTTGGCTGCCTCCACTGCTTTTTGTTCATCTCTCCACGACAAAGCAATAAGATCTCGCAGCTTTTCAAAATTCATTATTATAGCCGTGACAATTCCTGCTATTGCAAATATTGGATTAGCAAACAATGCCTTTGTCAAGGTGACAAACGATTTAGCAGCATCACTCACACCTGATGATAAATCCTTCATTTTAATGCCCTTGACATTTGCAGCCATGTTTTTCATCGACATAGCAACTCCGCCAAAATCAAGGCTCTTAAACTGATCTACCATAGTGGCCGTATTCAGTCCTAACGATTCAAAGGCAGGCCCAGCATTATTGTTGACCGTTTCGGACACCTCTTTCATTTTGTCCTTCATTTCGGACAAACGCGCAGAAATCTTTTCAAACTCAGGACTACCCGTCTCTAACTCTAGCAACTGCTTAGTAAGAGAGGCCATTTCTTTTTTAAACTTATTGGTTTCCTCAGCCGTTTTTTTTACGGCCTTTTCTACGGCTTCAATGTTAGTAACCGCCCCTGTGGTGGTCACTTCAAGATTAACTACTATGTTCTCAGCCATAAGAGCAGTATGATTAAAAGGTAAATGTATAGGCCGACACTGACAACGGAGCTTGCAATCCGTAGCCATTTGACCCGTCTATTTAACTCACGATTGTGTGTTTTGGTGAATTTCTCAGGCATAGGAGATCCAGCCTCTACCATCGCTCGGATGCGGCTGAATGTGGTCTGCCCGTTTTGATCTACGAATATGTGTTCGCTCATTCTTTGATTTGTGTGTAGGTTAATGATGCGGCTATCTTGATGTTGGTAAGCGGATGGCTGCCACCGCCCATGGAGAATGAAATGCGGTGTTCGTCCACGTTGGTTGTTGTGTCAATGTGCATGGTCACTGCGTGCATACTGCCGTGATCAAACACTTGATGCACTGTTGATGTCTTGGATTCTCCTGCCACCTTATAAGCAGTGAAAGCAAATTGACAGATTCGCGTGTCGTCAATCACACCGCCTGCTGGATCCCATTGCATGATCGAAACACTCACAATGCAATTCATGGATGCGCCCTCGTCAATGGTCAAATGTTTATCAGTGCGCCCCTCAATCGTAATAGGTATCTGTGTGGATGAATTGGTGAATGTACCCTCTCCGATGTATGGAATCACTCCGTATTGAGCCTGCCCGTCTGCGTTGTTTCGATCATCACCAAACCAACCGCCCCCAAGGTGCAAACCACCTGCGAACGCTTTGGTGTTTTTTCCAAATGCAGCCACGCCACGCAAGCCCTCATCCACAATGATGTGTTCACCAACCGCGATTAAGTTGGCGTTGTTGTTTTCAATGGTCACATCGCTACCTGCCACCATGCTAAACTGCGTATCGCTGGACACATTGGATGCGTTGACCATCATAGCCGCATTGCGCACACTTGCCCCATCCACGGCTATACCGAAGTTGCCGCCCGTGACCTCGGTTGTTACCCCGTTAGGTCTGTCGGGTTGGCCCACGTTGCCACCAAAGGCGAAGCATCTTGCGTCATCCGCTGACCAATTATAGCCGTATCGGTTGCAGCAATCCTCAGTGCCATAGGTCAGCGTTTCGTCGGGTAGTTGGAATTGCACAATGCCTTGGACCGTGATCTGATAGGGTGTTGATTCGCAGTCAAGTTGAGCATCGAGTAGGCGCATGAACTCACATTGCACGGGTTCATCCATGCCAACTTCATAGTTTGAGATATTGAGCAAGCGATACCATGCGTCAATGATCCAAATGCGGTCATCAAATCCAAAGGTCACGATGTCGTTAATGGTCAGGTACATGTAGCACTCCAAACGACGGGCCGATGGTGAATAAAGTTCATTGAGATACGGCCTCCAATACTTATTGAATAGGTTGTTGTAAGGATTGGCCGTGATTATGTGCAAAGGTGTTTCGGGCGCAAAATTCAGGTCATCATCGCTCAGTGTAGGGTTGACTGATGAATAGTGATTGGCCGCGTTTACCGATGTCAACACCCCGTCTGCGATTCCCTCGTCATAAAGTGCGATCCAGCACTGATTTAAATCGACGTATAGGTAGCGAAGTCCAGGCTCTACAAATTCACCGCTAGCATCCACGAATTTTGGCACCACGTTGGACGTTCCATTGATGGTGTTGCATGGTGTGGATTGCGCGATCAGCGTCACGTCTTTGTTGCCCACCGCGAAGTCGTTGGGATGGTCGCTTGGATTTGTGGTGTAGCCCTCGATCAAGTAGTCACCATAGATGCGCTTGCCTTCTTTGTTGAATAGTTCACTCGCTGCATCGTTGCCCTTGGAATAGGTGAATGTCAGCACCTTCGCTTGGTAGTCCGTTGTGGGTGAAATCACTTGATCCTTGGAGTAGTCGAGCTTCGATGTCCAGTCCAAAGTGTTGCCGCCACCGATGTAATCACCAAAGGGCTCAAAGTGTATGAGCTTTGGGATATTGCGGTCGGGCACCATCACAAGGTTGTACTTCTTCAGGATGTCTTTGAGTAGGTCAATCTGTTGAATCTTAGGCGCGTTTGCCCCGATGTCAATGGGCAAGCCTGCGAGTGCGTCCGATGTGTTAACTAGCATCCATCCCGTGCCCGTGGTAAGGTCAGATCCTGCAAGGAAAGTACCTGCGTATTGGTTTGCCACGATCATTTTCAACTGGTCACCCACGTCCATAAACAATGTTATGTCCGTTGATTGCAGGTTGCGCGTCTGTGTGCCATTTAATGGCGAAGAAGTTTGCGTAAACACACCAATGTTGCCGGGCACTGTGCGCAATTTCATTTGGCGGTAATTGCTAGTGATGCCACTCGTAGCAGTTGGATCATTGGTGGCAAATAATCTGAATGTAAACCACCCCGTGAATGGTGCGGTGTACACACCAGTCGCCGCATTGAATGATCCGCTTGGATCGCTGACCTCGGTGAACCCCGTCAAGGTGGTTTCAGTAAAGCCCGCAGCGGTCGCAAGGTTTGAAGTCAGGTAGGCAGAGAAAAGGAATTGTGCTGGCTGCGAGGTTGATCTGTTCCACTTGGAGTTGACGAACGGAATGTACACCGCCTCCATTTCGCTCAGTATGTTGTCGGTGGTATAGGTAAATCCAGCCTCACGGATCATCTTGTCAAATAGCCACGATTCACGGATCATCAGCGACATTTCGGACGGGTAAACGGGGTTGACCGTTGACACGATAGGCCGCGTGTTGACCTCTCCGAGTTCACTGAATTTATATCCTCGGTCAATCAGCGCATACTTCCAATTCGTTGAGCCTGCCACTACGTTGTCGTAGGTCATATCATGGGCAAGGGTAGTATAGTCAAGTGCGCTCAGTAGCTTGGATCCCATCTCACGTGCGATGTCGGGCGTTTCGGCGAAAAACACGATCTCAAACTCTGAGTAAACGTTCTCGATCTTGTATGCTTTCAGAACCTGCACATGGCCAACACTTACGGGAATGGTATCCACGGTCAATGTGGCCTTGACTTTTTTATGAAACGAAAATTCACCAACGAAATTGACGTTTGATATGTCACCGAAAAACGAAAGGTTTGTTTCGGATGCTGGGATGCGGAAGTTCCACGATCCACCACCAACAACGGCAAGTTCGCTTGGATTGGTGAACGCAAAGTTCATGGGTATTTTTTCAACACCATAAAGGTCCACTACGCAGGTTTCCGCGTTGTCGTTTTCAAGAATTAGAATAACGTTGTCCATAGTCTAGTTGGGTTGGTCCTGAGCGATTTTGAAACGAACCTGCAATGGTTCAAGTGTTTTGGCTTGTGGGTTCTTTACTCTGAAGTTGGTATCCTGAATGATCACGGGCGTGTGTGTTCCGTCATCGTGTACCCAATGCACCTGCTTTGATAGGATAAGACCTTTGAGAAACTCCCATTCGCCTTGCTGCAATTTCTCTGTGGCGCAAGTGATGAATTTATCTATCTTCTTGTAAGCGACGAACTCCGATTCGTCAAAGGTGTCAAAGGTAAAGTCACCCGTATTCGATTCTGATACCTGACCATAGTTGCCCACCACTTTCTTAGCTGTTTTCTGCTCCGTTTGATAATCGGTTTCAGATAGCATCGTGAAGTTGTAATACTCCCAACCACCACGACGGCCAACCCATGCAAGGCGCACCACCTCGTAGTCATGGCAGGTGCATAGCCCCGTTTGAGCGCGGTCGATATTAAACATCACGTAGGTCATTGACACTTGCTCGTCCAATGAATTGAAGATTTGAAAATACACCGCTTTCCAATTTGGGTAATCTTCTGGCTTTAGTATCCCAGCAACTGTCGAGGCGTTTAGGTTAGCAGGGTATATTGGCAAATGTGACCACCACGGTACGTCATTAAACAGGTAATCCTGTTGCATAGGCGAACCGCTATTAGGAAATATTGATAATTTTATGTAGTACGGCTCCGTGATGGCGTCTGTCGCAAAATGTGCGCGAATATCCCACACACCCCAATCGCTTTCGCGTGTTGGAATGTAGATCGTGTTGCTGCCAGTGAGCTCAACCAATTCAGCGAACTGCCAATAGTAAGTTGATGGCAAGCGATCGGACATTAAGCGCGACTGATCCCCGTCCTCATGTCCAATTTGAGCAAGAAGTGATGGCTTATATCCGTTGCGAATAGTGAAGTCGAGGAAGTTGTAAACAAAAATAGTCAAATCGACTTGACTTGCTGCGTTTTCAGTGAACACACCAGCAATGTTCCAGCCTTCAAAGATTTTAATTCCTATCATTTGAAAACCAGCCGTATTATAGTAATTTTGTTGCTCGATAATATTGATATTAACTGACGCATAGATGGAATGAACACTGCCTTGCGATTCTGAATCAAGCAAGTGACCTATATTGTTTCTCATGTACTGACGCACCGATGGAGCGACGTCATAAACCAACATTCCGTTCTGATTTTGAGATATAATAAACACCAAATCATCACCATTTTCCATCTGTAATTTCACAATATACCTAAATCCGTCATTCGATGAATTGGTGGATGAGGCGGTAAGGATTAGCGGTGTGCTGATTGCGCTGTGCTTGTCAGGTTCTTGATCGATTGTTATTGCCATTTTGTATTCATTATTTTGATTCTTAATTGTTCTGCGAGTGCCACGGCCAATTCTTCGCCACGCTCCTTCATCACATCTTCGACGGCTTCCTCAAAGTAGTGGATTCCCTCGATGCCATGCACACCGATCGACCTTGCGATAAGGTAGGCCACCTTGCGCATTTCGCTCTCTGTGGACTTCACAAACCCACCCTTTGGACCACGTAAACGGATGGGCTTCTGCTTCATCCAATCCATGATCGCGCTCGTTGGTGGTGGCTTTGAGTTTGGCCTGCGACCTTGCTCAATGACGTCTGCATACTTGGACGCTGATCCACTTGCGCCAAACTTCACCTTGGTGGTGCGCTGGCCTTTGGTTATGGAGTAGGTCAATGAATCCTTCAACTTGCCACTTGACACCCTCCTGCGCTTCTTTCCACGGATCATGCGATAGGCGCCAATGTTTTGCTGCGCCCGTTCAACGATCTCGTTGCAGATGGATTCAAGGGTGGTGATCATCATTGATAGGTAGCTGAATATTGTACGACATTGGCAGAGGTAACCGTTGCGTTGTTGCGGATCTTCCAGTTGATCAAGTCACCTGCTACCACTGATAATGATCCCGTGGCAGTGTAAACGCCTGCAACTGCTCCAGCAGCAATAGTCAAACTGAACTGATCCGCTCCGTTTTTGCGAAGTGTGAAAACAAGTGTACCAGTTGCGGATTGAGTGCCTGTTGTGCGCACACGGATTTCCGTGAATGTCATCGCAAATTCAGCAGACATTTGTGTCACCGCCTCCACTCCGCTATTTCCCCCAGATTGCATCACATAAAAACGATCACCGCTCGATCCACTCAAAGTAATGGCTGTGCCTAAGGTGCGAAAGGCTTGGTTGACTGCTGCCGATATTACTAAGTTTCCACTGCCAAGGATTGATAAGCTATTGATTGTCTTAATGTTCGTGCCACTCACAAGCGTGTCCTGCTTCAATGCGATTGCGGTGGCCTGAGCAGTTGATACGGGTTTGTTTGCGTCCGAAGTATTGTCGACGTTTCCAAGTCCTACCGCTGATTTGTCTAGCGTTTGAAATGTTTTGTCACCTCGGTAGTATTGCGAAGTAGTGCCTGCCGTTATCGTTGGCTCCTTTGCGTCTAGTGCTGTTTGTGTTGCAGTGCTGATCGGCTTATTCAAATCGCTTGTATCATCAGCATTGCCCAACCCCACTTGTGCCTTGGTTGTGGCGTGTGGGTTGGAGGTGTTGCCTGTGTGAGCCGTGAGCGCGTTATTGACGTTGGATATATCTGTGGCGTTGGTTGCGTCACCTGCCATTCGTGCCGTGGTTTCGGTCGACAAATCACCTGCAACCGTGTTGATGTTGTTTTGCAGCGTAGTGTCAGCGCTTGCCCTTGTTGTGGCCTCTGCCGTCAACTCCGCATCGGTAGCATAACCTAGTAGCAGCGCGATCAAATCCGCTTGATCTTCGATGTCACCACCGATGGCACCCCAATCCACACCACCACCACCGCCACCCGTTGCAGCAATGCGCACATTGCCAGCTCCAAGGTCAGTGATTGTAACATTGTTGCCGTTGACAAGGTTCAAAACGTTTTGGACTGCGTTGTTAGTGCCGTTCACTTTGAGTGTGATCGCGCCACTTCCTGATCCACTACCACCCGATCCGCTTCCGCCTGGTGAATAGGTTGCAGGAATGGTGCAAGCGTTCCAATTATAAGGAACCACAAGCGCCATGGATAAGGTCACACCCGTCACCACTTGCGCATAGCTCTCGATGAATGGGGTGATTGTTGGCTCACCATCCACATCGACCGAGGTGTCAAATAGCACGTTGCCGTTCTTGATCTCAGAAACAAGATCCAAGGCAAGTCGAGCCATGTCGCTGATGACCTCGCGCTGATATTCGTTCTCTACTTCCTTTGCCCGTGGTAAATCATAAAACACCACGTCGAATTGATGGAGCAAACCGCCTTGTGTTGGCTGCATAGATCCCGGTACGAAGTGCATGACGGGATATTGCTGATCCTTTGGCACGTCAATGAGATCAATCAATCCGTGTTGGAAAGCATTGATCATTTGATGCCCATTTGCAAAGGCCTCCATGCGTTCCACGACTTGCGTGTATGATAGTCCGTTATTATTGCTCATTGCTTTGTCCTTGTGCTTTCTTTGTGTTAAAATCGATCATGTATGTCATGTGTGTGAACGCGGTCCACGTCTGTAAATTGGTGACCGCATCAAACTTCAATGGGTCCTGACCTGCAAGTGCCTCTATGAAGTGGAACCACCCCCATTTGTTGAGGTCGATTGTAAGTCCATCTGCATTTCCATCGCTACGTTGGTCAAAAAGTCGAGGGAACTTGTCAATAGTTCTACTTCGAAAGTCGAAAAAAAAAGCATCGCACCCGACACAACCGACATGGGGAGCTGCTCCAAGTCATCTCGATTCGTTGTGGATTCCATTCCCGTGTAGTCCGCGATGGTGTACTTGCCTCCAAGGCGCGAGGTGATGGGCCGATAGCACACCGACATCATATCAATTAGCTTGGTGTAGTCGCCCTGGGTAAACACCGCCTTGGATTGTTCGTCCAAATCGATGTATTGACCAATGGGCAGTGCGTCGATGTTGGGTATAAACCCGTATTCGTTGCCGTTTAATCTGCAGGCGCCCACGCTTGTGGTCAGTTCGGTTTCCACGACCTTTTCAAACACCGCGTTTATCCGATTGATGGAGGTCGCATTGAGTTTTCGCACCTCACTCACTGAGCGATTGAGAGCCGCCGCACACTTTTCTGTTGGTGTTTTGGCCATGTGCCAGCGCACATACTGACCGAGGTTTATGCCTGCGTAAGTAGTGGGTAGCGAGAATGTGCCATCCGTCGGTGTTTCAACTTTTGTCTTTTTGGTGAACCATGAAAACATACCCATGTAACTTGTAATTGAGTGAATTGTGTGCTATTTTCCAAACACAAGCATAGCAGCGTCACGCGCGTGTACACTTGTGCGTTTATCCCATCCCGTCAGCTTGGTAAATGCCTCTGCGTTGAGTTTTGTTTTGTTGTTCTTTGGTGCCACCTTCACGATGTCGGGGAACACCTCTTGCCAAATCGTGCAATCGCGTTTGATTGATCCAGCGCCTTGGAGTTGTTCGCGGCCTGAGTTTCCGAACCACTTGCGCAGGCGTGCATCTTCCATGATGATTGTGACTTGCTGCGTTTGTGCCATCCATCGACATAGATCAATGGCCTCCATGATCGTCATGGTCTGAATGGAGCGCCATGCGTGGGTGTCACTATCCCATGCCGCTACTCCCGTGTTCGTTCCGGGGTCGATGCCGATGTAGATCATGGTTAGATGTTGTCGGGTGCAATGATTTGAACGGGGCCACCATCCGCGCCCGTGATCTCTTGGCGCTCGACGTAGCCTCGATCTTTGGCTTTTGTAGATAAGTAGAATTTAACCGCTTGTGCGTTTGGGGAATCCTTCAAAGAGGTAACACCATGTTCGGTTATTACCTCATAATATGCTCCATCCACAAGTTCAAGTAATTTTGATTCGACATAATCGGTTCGATCGTCCATTATACCGTCGTATACTTGCTTATAGTCAATATCGTCGCGCATCCAATCGTTGTGTTGATGCCTTGTGATGCCGACATCTTCACACGCTTTCCATACAATACCCTTGTGCTTGCGTAAGGCTTGCAGCATTTCACCTCTCTTGCGCCCGTCTTCGGTTGATATTGTAAGTTTATCGCTTGTTTTTGCCATTTGTGTTTAATTTGTGTCGGTGGTCTGTTTTTCTTGGAATCCCAAAAAAGCCTTTCCCCTTATTTCATTGGTGTTTCAACGGTAGCGGTTTGGCATTTTTGATTTTGACAAATTACAAATCTGGCCAAATTTTACCAGCCGTTGCATCCTTAATCTTCAAAATTGAATAAAGCATTCCAGTGTTGGTTAGTGCAAACACCTTTCCTAGTGCTTCGATGTGTTTTTTTACGGCCTTGACGCTTTCCAGTTGCTCCGAGTGCTGCAATAGTTCACCATTGCCTGCGATGAGCTGAACACGGTAGCCTTTGATTTTTCTACGCATCGTTTCACCCGTTGACCTTGTGATCTGTGGTCGGTAAATCGAATCAACGATTCTAATGTGTGCTTTCATTTTATATTTTATTTACTCAATTTCAATGTCTTGGGTGGCCTTTCTCAAATCTTCCAGCATCTGAGCCACGCAGTTGCCGCAGGTCGTGGGTGCAATATTCTTGCCCGAAATCTTGCTCATGGCCGTGAATAGTGGTTTGATCTCATGGTAGTCGAATGAGGTTTTCCCTTCATATTTGACCAGTAACTTTTTCACTTGGATAAGTTCATCCTTTGACACGCCAACAGTTCCCCACTTGCCGATTGGGCAACTTGCCCATGTGTACTTGGTCTTGACCGTCATCACACATCCGCATAGGCGCACCTTGCGCTTGTAGTGTGTGACCTTATTGGCCTTGATTGCATCCGCTTCGTCCACCGATCCACCGATCAGCAGTGTGCCGCATGAGCGAGTGAGTGGCTTGTAATACTTGCAGCCCTTACAGATGGTGATCCGATCCGCTTGGATGGTGCTACTTACTATCATTATCGTCTATGTTTATTCGTCGTTTGATCTTTTGCTTCACCGCCCTGAGCCGATCATGTACCTCCCGTGCCTCCACACCCATCGCCTCTGCGATCTCCGCTGGCTTCACTCCGAGCTTGTAGGCCCTGACCAGTTCGCGCTCCATCATTGGCAGCGATGAGGTGGCGTATTCGATAAAGGTCAGCATCACCTCGTTGTCAAGTGCGCTAGGCGCTTCATCGCTTACACACATTTCAGTATTCAACTCCACGTGGCGGCTATCTCTATACTTATTGCGCCTTTGCCATAGCATCCTGCGAACGAAAGCATCTATAAATCCCTTTTCGCACGTCCGTTCGCTCACTTCCCTATTCTCCAGCATCATTGTGACCACATCACTTAGCAGGTATTCGCCATGAATAGTGCTGCGAGTATATTGTTTGGCTGTTTTTTGCCAAATCTTGTAATTTTTATTTATATGATACTCAACGCATTGCAAACTATTTTCAATAAATATGTAAAAAATATTTGACAAATGGAAATTCTGACCTATATTTGCAAAGTCAACGAAACAAATATACAATAAAACTCAAACAAGATGACGAACAAAGAAAAAATCGCGCATTTAGAATCAATGCACAAAGAAGCTATCGACATGATCGCGCATTGTGAAAAGAAAATTGCCAAAGATGAAAACGCATGGACGGCTGGCCTATCAATTGAATCGTTCCAAAAAGATGCAGCAGCGTTAAAGTATGCGCTCAAAGGACTTCAGTTGATGCAAAGTATTGTAACCGAACAAAGCGAAGAAGGAGGTGACTATGGCTTCTAAAATATGCGTGCAGTCATCGGTGGCTGCACACCCTCAGTCGGGTTTCAATAATTGGATTAACTTACTCCATGCCCAGCTCAAACCTAAATTGGTCCTACGTCAACCAACAGATGGAGAGCGTCAATACGTTCGTGAGCACTTGGAAATTTTCGCTAGCCTATTCACGCACCAAGACCTTGTGAACATCGTGAGAGGTCACAAGAGTGAAACCCACCACATGAACATGGGATTGAATCACATGAAGATTGATATGTTTACCTACTATGATGATGATCCCGACACTAGGCGCCACTACCGCGTCTACTTCAAAGCCTCCATCGTGCGCCTTGACCGCAATGGTGATGAAAGCCAAATCACAACCGAAGTTTATCAAACACACAGAAAAATCTACCAATTCTAATGAGCAAGTCCAAAGATCAATTTATATTCATGCGAGAAATCGAAGTCCAATTTGAGGCCGAAATCCGCGAAAAAGAGCAAACAATTTATATTAACAATTTAACACAATCAACAAAATGAGCAATTCATTTCTGCCAGACAATTACGAAGCGCCCAAAGGCGGTGGCGGTAATTACTACAAATTCCAACAAGGCGATAATCGCTTCAGAATCCTATCAAAGCCAATCATTGGATGGCTTGATTGGGATAGCAACAACAAACCCGTGCGCACCCCGTCAAACCAACCTAAGCCAGCTCCATTCAATCCTTCCAAAGCAGTAAAACACTTTTGGGCGTTCATCGTGTGGAACTATGAATCGAGTAGCTTGATGGTCATGGAGGTCACTCAGGCAGGCATCCAGTCGCAGATACAAGCACTTGCCCGTGATGCGGATTGGGGCAGCCCGTTTGACTATGACATCGTGGTGAGCAAGTCGGGCCAAGATAAGGAAACAAAGTACATGGTGAACCCAAAGCCACACAAACCGATCACGCAGGACATGGAGGCGGCAATGTTGTCAAACCGCATTGACCTAGAGCAACTATTCACGGGCGGAGATCCGTTCATGGGAGGGCAGCAAGCATGATCACAATCAATGATAAATTCCTTGGGGCGGCAGAGCTGCTCCAAGGACTTGACGAGGGAGCTATTGACGCACTTCAAGTAATGATTAAACTCAAACGATTGGAGAAGCAGATCGAAGCGGTAAAAGAAACCGCATCGAAGATGGCAGGCGATGAAGCCGCAAAGTTTAATCAAAAGTCGTTTGACCTATACGGGGCAAAAGTTGAACTTGCTGAGCTTGGAACGAAGTACCAGTACGATGGCTGCAACTATCCACCCTACCATAGAGCGAGCGAGAAGGCTAGGGAAGCATCGGAGCTTGTCAAAGCGTCTGAAGGGTGGTTAAAGTCGCTCAAAGGCAAGGTGGACTACATTGATCCCGAAACGGGGGAGGTGTGCGAGGTTTATCCACCAACCAAAACAAGTACAACGGGCATCAAAATCACACTTGCCAAATGATTACTATACCGGCAATTCTCGAAAGTGTGGCAACCCGAAAGGATCGCACGCTGAGATTGGTATTCGGAACCAATGAGTTGTCCCCGTCGCAAGCGGGGCAACTCTTATCCGACACCGAGAAGTTTGGATGGCTCGCTTTCAAAGGTGAATCGTTTAATGTGGAAGAAAGCCGTGCGCTGGAATCGCTCAAAGCGGAGGCCAACGATGGATTCAAGAGCGATTCTCAGAGGCTTCGTGCCGTACTTTACAGGAATTGGGAGCAGGCCAATGATGGATTCAGCACCTTTGCAAGGTACTACTCACACCACATGGAGAATATTATTAACCATTACAAATCAAAATTAACGTGAAACCACCAACACAACCACACCCCGTCACTCAGATCATTGTGGATCTGTACGGAAGTCAGATCGAGTTTGCGAGGAAGCAAAAGATCAGCAGGCCGACGGCAAAGAAGTACATGACCAACCCCGAATCAATGCCATTCGGTATGGTGGTCAAACTTTGCAAGCGCGCTGGCATCAACATTAACGTAATAACCAAAGCAAGACAAGGAGGGGAGGAATGATAGCAGGAACAATCTTCATAACGTTAACAGCTCTAGTGATAGCTGGCGCACTAATCAATTTAATTAAACAGATCAAAAAACAAGATGACAAACAATAAAAAACAAACGG